TGGCTTGTTGAGCATGCGTCTTAGATGCTTTTTTCAAACCTTTAAATACTTTCTTTAGTCCTTTTACCATTACTTTTTACCTTGTGATTTTTTAATCGCTTTAGCTGTTGGTGCGCCTTTGGTTCCAGGTTTTCTCATCTTCTCACCTGAACCTGCAGCGATTCTTTTTTTCTTTTGTTGAATATTATACCAAAGACCTTTTTTAGCCATGGTTCCTTTTTTTGTTTTATGATAACCTTTCATCATTAGCATTTACCTTTTTTAGATCTTCCACCCATTTTATATTTTTCACGAGCTTCCATTTTTTTAGATTCTTTTTTCTCGTGCTTTTTCATAGCAGCTTTAGATTTGTATTTCTCTTTTCCGCCGTATTCTTTAATCATTTTCTTTTTCATTATTTATTCTCCTTTTTACAGTTGCATTCGTGATTACACAAACATTGTGTAATACCAAATATTTTACAAACTAATTCACAAAGTTTTTGTTTTATTTTTTTAATCATATTATTACCTTTATTTATTTTTATTCATGTTTATCACATCTGTTGCTTTAAGTCCATACACGGCAGCCACCACTGAAACCCATAAACCAACTACCCACCAAGGCATGTCTTGTAATTTTTGAAAATATAAATCAATTTTAGCTTGCATTTTATCGTCTTCTGCAAAAACAGAATACGCTAGTAAAAACAGAGGAGATGAAATCGTTAAAAGTATGAATTCGTCCTTCCAATCGTTTTTTTGATTTTCAAATATTTTTCCTGTATATTCAATCTCACCACGTTTCATCTTTTCAGCATGTAACAATGCTGCTTCTGACATAGCGATTTCAGATTTCTTTTTGTTAGAATAAATTTCTGCTGCGGCCTTGATTCCAGAGCCTAATAAACTCCATGGAAACATAAATTAGTACCAAGTAGCAGATCTTTTTTTCTCAGCTAAAATTTTTCCTTGACCTTTCACCATATCTTTTTGAGATTCAGTTGGATTAGTCATTTCTATTTCTTTAATATGCTCACATGAAGCACCATAAGAACCTTTTTTAGCTTTTGACTTATTTTTTTTCATTATTTTTTCCTCTTTTTACTCATTTTAGCTTCAGATAAAGCAATTGCAATAGCTTGTTTAGGGTTTTTCACAATTTTTCCTGATTTTCCACTGTGAAGTTTACCTTTTTTAAACTCTCTCATTACTTTTCCTACTTTTTTCTGTCCTTTACTCATTGTTTTCATCGTTTTGGCTCCATACTTTTAAGTTGCGCCGCTAAAATTGTTTTTTCTAACGACGTATTAGCTCTTAAATTTGCTAATTCTTCATTTTGATCTAGCTTTTGTTGGTCTGTTGATTGATTCATCATAGCTTTCATTCTATCTATGTTAAATCGTTCTGCATCTGCTTCTTTTTTACGAGCATTTTCTTGTGCTTGTAGATCTAATTCTCTTGCTTTTAGTTTTGCAATTGGGTCATTATCAAATTGAGAAGTAATTTGTTGTTCTTCCTTCATAAATTCTTCCATCATCTCAGCAATCAATACAGCTTTTCTAGATTCCATTTGTTCTGACAACATTCTTATTTGTAATTGAAGTTGTTGTGCAGCTTGTGGATTCTGTTGTGCTACTGTTTGTAATTGTTGGCTCATCATTTGTAATTGTTGCATTTCATTTTTCATTTCTACTTCCACTTGTTCTTGTGCCATTAACGAAATATGTTCAAAACAATTTTTTTCTAATGCAGCCATTACCATCGGTGCATTTCTTGCCATATTGGTCGCCATAAAATTTAAATGCGCTGTCATATGTGCTCTGTGATCTTGACCTGGAAATGCTTGGAATGGTGTCCCAGCAAGAGAGTCAATATGTTCTAGTGCTGGGTCCTTTGGTTGTGGGGGTTGTGGACGAATTAATATTTTATCAATATCTTTTACACCTAATGCTTCATACATGTTTCGGTATACTTCATATTGATTATGAAGCGCTGGATTAGATGCTGCCAATTGCATTTCTGTTTGCGCAAGGGATATACGCTGAGTTTGAGAGAAAATATTTGGATCTGCAACTGGCAGGATATCTACTCTGTCGTCAAAGTCAGTTTGTTTAATAACACGTTGTCCTCCAACAACATCGTATGGATATTCTTGAGGTAGATAAAGTTTAAACACTCTAGCTAGTAATTTAAATTCTTGTTTTAGTGCTGCGTAAATTCTTTTGTGGATTGCGGACATCGTTCTGCTTCCTCTTTCCAACAACGCTACGGTCGTTCCCACTGCCGCTTGTTGATTCCCATCACCTACTTGCAAGTCTGCTATTGAAGCGAAGCGTTGACCTGCATTAACAACGACCCCCATAAGACCTAGCAATGTTTGCGAAGGTTCTTTAAAAGGAAGCATCATGAACGAATCTTTAATATTTCCACCAGGTGCATCTACATCTCTAAATTCTCCTGGTTGAATTGCTTGCGCATCGTCTCGAATTCGTATTCCTCGTTGTTTAAATCCCGCAGGTAAATTAGATAAAGTTCCTGCGTCTAATAATTGTCGTAATGCAGCAGTTGCTGTTCTTGATAGTCCACCGATCATATGAATTAAACCAAAACCATAAAAACCAAGGCCTGGTAAAAATCTAAAATGAACAAAATATTGAACTTTGTTTTTCTTAGGATCATTAATTTCCCAATTTCTTTTGATAGATAATACTTCTCTAGAATTTTCTTCAATGGTTACAATGTAAGGAAGTTTAATTCCAGTAGGTTCACCATCTGCACCCATGTCTTCAAATCCTTCTATTTCTAAATTAACGTGATATTCTAATAATGTATAAACATCTTCGTAATTTGATTTAGATATTCCTTCTAGTTCTCGTTCTTTTTTTTGAATATCCGATTCTTTATCATCTCCTGGTTGTAAATCTATGTCACGATAAAAACCTGCAACTTGTTGTTTACGTAATTCATTTTCTGAAATTTTAATTACATGAACGATTGCTTCTGCATCATCTAAAGAACTTGCAGAATAAGGAACATATAAATCATCGGCAGGAATAAATTTAGAAACAGCTCTTCCTTCAATTTCATCGTAATATACTTTTTTAAAAGCAGATCCTGCTAAAGGTAAATGAAATAACATGGTATCAAATTCTGGTTCATATTCTTTCATTTGATCCATGATTTGATAATTCATAAAATCTTTGACACGTTGAGATTGTTGTTCTTTTTCTGGAGTAGACAATCCTAAAATTTGTGTTCGCACGGGCCCGTCTGCAGGTAATAATTCTTTGTACGCCAAAGCTTGGAACTGGGTCACGGCTTCCGCTAATACGGGGTGAGTTGCACCTGACGCACCTTGAAAAGGTTCGGTTCGTTGTTCATATTTAAATCCTAAAAGATCTAATCCTTGTTTATATGCTGTCTCCCAATCTTTTCTAGAATTTTTGTAATCTTGAAAATTTTGATATAGTTCAGAACCCATTCTTCCTAAAATAGGTTCATCTAAAAAATCTGCTAAATTTGCATTATGGTCTTCGGCTGCACCTTGCATTAATTGACTTGGATCAAAATCAATATCTACAGAACCATCTTCATTCTCCATGATTTCTGTCTCACCTGACGATTCCTCTGCTTGATCCAACAGTTGCTGTTCCATTTCAACAGCTAAATCTTCACTCGTTTGTTCAGGTTGTTCTGATATGTTTGGTAATGCCTTGTCTATCTCTGCCATTTATTTTCTCCAATCGTACTGTTTTAACAGTATTATAGTTAATATTCAAGCCTTGTGGCTGCGGGCCTGATTTAGGTGGTATAGTGGTAGTTAGTTTCTTAGGTTTAATCATGTTATATTATTTTTATGGTAAAGAAGGATCGTAATAATTAGCATCATAAGCATCCTCTAAATATTCTCCAGGGTTTTTTTCTATTTTGTCAACCGTTTCTCTTTTTATTTTAGCTACTTTCTTATCCACTCCTTTACCACCCGTTACAAAAGATTTTAATCCACTAATATCTGAATTAAGATCAATAATTTTTCTAACTCCAGTTTCTCCATCAAATTCTATGTCACCATCCCAATTTACGACTCTAGGTTCAGATTCATGTGCGGAAAATTCATATTCACCTTTAACTTTTTTAGAAGTTAAATACTTACCATCTTTGGTGTATACTAATTCTTCTTTTGGAGAAAGTTTAAAAGTTACTCCTTGTCCGGCTAGAGTATTATCTCCGATATAGTCTACATAAATAGAATCTTGAGTTTTATCTATTCTTAATCTAACTATCTCATCCTTACCAGTGTCAGGGTTTTTGAATTGTAATTCTTTAACTGATATTTTATCCTCAACTACATCCCTAGGTCTAAGTGTAAATCTATCTGTATAAATTTTAGGTTCTATTGCAGATATATCAGTTCCCTCTTTCATTACTTTAGTAATCAATGCTTCCATCCAAGATGGAGCAGTAGTATTTTTTATCATGGAACCAATTTTAAATGGCACTGCTACAGATTT